ACAGCGTGGCCGCCGAGCTGTGCGCCTTCGCGGAGTGGACCCCGGCCACCTGGCAGGCCCACCCCACCATGCTCAGCAACACCGCCCAATGGATTGCGGAGGAGGCGAGAGCGTTTGACATACCCATCGTCAGACTCAGTGCCGCCCAGGCCCAGGATGGCCACACCAAGGGTGTGTGCCAGCACGTCGACTTGGGGGTGGCCGGAGGAGGACACTGGGACTGCGGCCCCTCCTTCCCGATGGATCAGGTCATCGCCATGGCGCAGGGCGGTGGACCTTCCCCCTCGACCCCGGAAACAGGAGACGAAATGATCGCATCAACCTCGACCGGGAACGGTTACTGGACGGCAACCTACGACGGGGCCGTGAGTGCCTTCGGGGACGCCAAGTACCAGGGCAACGTCTGGCAACAGCTGGGCCCCGGCACCAGCATCGTGGGCATCGCCGGCAAGAACAACGACGGCTACTGGTTGCTGGGATCGGACGGGGGCGTCTTCGCCTTCGGCTCGGCCGGCTACCACGGTCGACCGGATCGGGTGTAATGCGCCCGGGATCGTTCAACCTGGCCCTGTACCGGGGCGATTCCTACCAGTGGGACTTCACCCTGTGGCAGGACGCGGCCAACACGATCCCCGTTGACCTCACGGCGGTGGAAGCCGAGGCTCAGATCCGAGACCAGCCGGGCGGGCAGCAGATCATGAACCTGACCTGCACCATCGCCAGCAACGTCATCAGCATGGTGCTGGCTGCCACCGACTGGCCCAAGTTCACTCTGATCAAAGGGGTGTGGGATCTGCAGCTGACCTATTCCGACGGGACCGTCTTCACCCTGGTGGCCGGGGCGGTGCGCGTCACCCGGGACGTGACCGACTCATCATGACCACCGCCCCCGAGATCATTTACACGGTGCTGCCCGACGAGACGGTGGTGGTGATCGACAGCCAACCGGTGACGATGGTCGACATCTCGGCCGTTGAATCACTGGTGACCTCGGTGGCCATCACCGAGCCGCAGGGAATCAAAGGGCCTCCCGGTCCTGCCGGTGCGGCCGGGGCACCCGGACCGCAGGGCCCAGCGGGAGCGGCCGGCGCTCCAGGCGCTACCGGGCCGGCGGGAGCAGCCGGGCCTCCCGGTGCTGACTCGACCGTACCGGGTCCCGTGGGTCCAGCCGGCGCCACCGGACCGCAGGGCGCCACCGGTCCTGCTGGTCCACAGGGCGCTGCTTCCACCGTTCCTGGACCTCAGGGTCCAGCCGGTCCTACCGGGCCCCAGGGCGCCGCCTCGACCGTCCCCGGGCCAGCCGGGCCTACCGGGCCTGCGGGGGCGCAGGGAGCCACAGGAGCCCAGGGAGCTACCGGAGCGCAGGGCCCTCAGGGGGTACCGGGGGCTACCGGGGCCGCTGGTGCGACCGGGCCGGCGGGAGCGGCCGGAGCCACCGGACCACAGGGTCCCGTCGGACCGCCTCAACTCGGGCCCCCGGTCTGGGCTCGAGGATCACTACCCCCCCGCGGGGTGCCGGAGACGGGGACCTACGTCGACTCGAGTGGAGCGGTGTGGACTGGCACGGTCGACATCAGCCAGGCCTCGGTGGCTCTGCAGTTCACCCGCCAATCCGATGGCGACACGGTGGTTATGCAGTTCACCCGGCAATGAACCCGGCCCGACGCATCGCCCTGCTCATCGTCATCGGTGCCGCCGTGTTGGCCCTAGCGGTGATCGTTCTAGCCACCGCTCGTGGGACTCAGGAACACCTGCTGGCCGTCATCGGCCTGTTGGGTGGGGTAGCCATCGTCATTGTCTCCCTGCCGGTAGCCAAGGGGGATTGATTCCACCCAGGCCTGGCCCAGCACCAGGCCGTGGTTGAGATGACAGAGCCACACCCGGGTCGGGTCCTCGCACAAGGCCACGACGGTGGGCCCCCGTGGCCCGTGCATCCGGTCACCGACCTTGATCTCGGTCATGGCCGCGTCTCCAAACTGTCGTTGGGGGACGGTTGATAAGTACCCATGTTGACCTCGCCTAGAGGCAGCAGGCACACAGTCGAATCAGCGAAGCACTCCACACAGATGGCGTTATCGGGGAATGCTGGTGAGGGTTCGTGGTCGTCCAGCAGGTGCCCGCACGCTTCGCAGATATGTGACCTCAAGTCGGCGTTAGGGGTCATCTGTCCTCCAGTTGAAGTAGGCCCGGCCCCCGACCTCGATGTACTCGATGAATCGGTGGAACCAACGGGTGATCGGACTGTCGGCGGGGATCACCCGGTCGTCTCCCCACCAGATCATGACGCGGGGGGAAGCCGGCGCATGACCCCTCCGGGCTGATAGTCCCCGCTGGCCATCTTCAGACACAGCTTGCAGTCCACCGGGTCATCGGTCCAGGAGCCATGCAGCGACTTCTCGCACAGCGAGTAGTCGTCACCCTCGTAAGCGTTGCGGGCGTAGTGAACCCGGGGCTCTCGGCCGTAGCGTCGAGCCGAGGACCCACCGCGCAGATGGGATGGCTGCTTCATGGCCGCGTCTCCAAACTGTCGTTAGGGGATAGGCGTTCCACCTCGGCTTGGAGCCGTTTGATTTCCTCGTCCTTCTCAACCCAAACGTGTCGGAAGTAGTCCATACATGCCACCAAAGCATCCTCGAAGGACTTGTGGATGTGGTCGAACAGGTCCTGGTAGGACGCGTCAGCGACTCGATAACGTCCCCCAGAATCGGCGTTCGGTGTCATGGCTCAGACCTGTCGTCATAGACAGCACGCCGTAGACGTTCGTTCTGTCTTTCCAGGGCTTCGACGCGGCGGATCAGCTTTGCCAACCGCTCCTCAAAGCCGTCCACCAGCGCCGCAGTCCGCAGCGCAATCGCTTGTGTCTGGTCGAGAGCCTGTCCCACAGAGTCGGCGTTCTGGGTCATGACTCGGCCAGCTCGTGAAGGTGGAAGGTGGTGTCGTGCACGGCTACGTAGTTCTCGGGTGGGGGCAGCAGCATGGCCATGGTGATGTCCTCGGGCAGGAGCTTGTAGCGGGCGTCAGCGATCTCGTCCCAGCGGGGGTACCGACTCAGCTCGCCCCGATGGTCGACGAAGGAGATGGACATATGCCAGCCGTGGGGCTCGTGGCTGACGATGGTGGTCAACAGCCCGTCGTTGACCCGACGCCGGAACACCTTGCCCTCGATCCCGTCGATGTTCAGAGGACGGTCGGGGGTCCACGAGCTACGTTGTCTGGTCAGGGGCTGACCGGGCCGGCTCACGGTTTGCCCAGCTCGAGCCAGACCACATGACGGGCAGCCAGGTGGAGTCGTTCATTGTTGACCGGTGAGGGCCAGCGGGTGTAGTCCTGCTGGGCCAGGTACAGCTGGTGCTTGGCCATGCGGTATCTCCACCACCAAGCGATTGATTTCATGTTCAGGCTCCTTTCTTCTCTTCGATCCAGCCGTGGGCCTCGAGGAACTCCCGAACGGCCCGGTTCACCACGTAGTTGATGGTCAGGTGCCACTCGTCCGCGGCCTCGCTCAGAGCGGCGTGCAGCTCGAGGGGCATCCGGGCCGTGGTGGTGACAGTGGTGCGCCTCTTCGGGGACCCCCGCTTCCGGGTCACCTCACCCATCTCTTGATCCTCCCGTTCAGGACTGGACGCTTCTGGATCCGGACCATGTGACCCGGGCAGCGTCGGGGCATGAGCGGCACGTTGGTGGTGCAGAGCCGCCGGGGCGCCGGCACCATCAGCCTCAGCTCCCCGCAGCTCGAGCAGTGGTACCACTCGTGCCCGGTGACCTGGCCGTCCATGGTCCAGCGGGAGACCAGGGCCACCAACTGCTCGTCACCGACCCCGCTGAAGAGGGCATCTTTGAAGGTATCGGCCGGGCCCCTATCTGCTGTGAAGTACAGCAATCTCCTCTCGGCCAGGGCCTCGATGATCTCTAAAAGACTGACTTCAACTTCTGTGGGGATTTCCATCTATCACCTCCTGGTCTCGGACCAGGTCCGCACATCCGCATCCAGATGCGGACCTGACCCCAGGTCCGCAATCTCTATGTCACTTGGGGATGCGTATCTGGCGGATCTGCCCCCCCCGAGTACGACGGAGATGGGCATATCGTTCACTTTTGGGCGAATGGGTGGCGGAAGACCACCCAGCCGTACCTCACATCGCCAGTTTTGAACTCGATCTGGTGGGCTTGGATGTTTTCCTTGGCCCTTGCCCGGTCGATGGTTCCCTTGGTAAAACCCAGTTCCTTGAGCGATGACATGAACTCATTCGAGAGCATCTCTTTTCCCGGCGGGAGCATGTCGCGCATGGCCTGGCAGCACGTCCCGAGCAGGGTGTCGGGCTGGACCTGCTCGGCGTTGAGCAGCTCGTCGGCGTTCATGTCGACCTCGTCGCCCCACTCCACGTAGGCGCACGGCAGGTCATCGTGTTTCAACAATCGAAACGACAGGGCCTTGGGCCGAGCGGCGGTGTTCACCTTCACCGGGGCCAACACCCGGATGGCCTCGTTGTCGGGGTGGTAGCCGATGGTGTGCACGGCGCGGGCCACCCCGGCGATCCCGATGGACCCGTTGCCCTGGTACATGGCCTTACCGGTGCGCTCCTTGCGTAGGTGGCGAAGCAGGAACACCGTGGTCTTGGTGGCCTGGGCCATCTCCACCAGGGGACGCAGAGCCCGGCGCACCGAGGCGTCCTTGTGGGAGTCCACCTCGCCCCCGAGGTAGGCAGCCAGGACGTCAATGATCACCATGGAGGCCCTGGTCTCCTCTACCTTCTTCCACAGGGGGGCCACGTCGAGGGGGATGATGAGCGGACTGGTCTCGTCGGTCTCCTCGCTGATGACCGCGTCGACGTGGATGACCCGACTCAGGTCGGCCTGAGCGGCCTGCAGGCGCCACACGGTGGTGTCGTCCAGGTCATCCTCGGCCGAGAGGAACAGGACGTAGCTGGAGTCCACTCCGGGCGTTCCGTCGGGCATGTCCCGACCGGTGGTAAGTCGGGCGGCCAGGTCCAGGCTCACCGTCGACTTGCCGGTGGCCGGGTCCCCCTCGAGGACCACCAACTTGCCCCGGGGCAACCACCCGTGCCACAGCCATTCGGGGTAGGTCCCGTTGACCTCCGACACCAGCCGGGTCACTAGACGACTGGTTCCCACCGGCTTGAAGTTGATCTTGTCGATCCTCAGCTTCTTATTGTCACCGGCTTCCTTGAAGCCTCGCTCGAGGAGGTCGGCACGAGCCGCCTTGAAGTTGCCGTAGTGGTACAGCCAGGTGTAGAGCCCGAAGGAGTCCATGGGCTTGCGCAGCGGGATCCCGGTGGCAGCGTTGACCGTGTCCGACCACACCGCGCAGTGCCCGTCGTCGCCATACACGGTGGCCGACACCTCGTTGGTGGCCATGGGGTGACGCCAGTGGCTGTCCTTGGTGCGGGGGTCCTGACGCACGAACACCCAGGACAAGGACTTGAGCACTTCGGTGGCCGGCACCGCCTCGTTGAACCGGCTGCCGGCCAGGTGGCGAGCCGAGGTGTAGCGCTGTTCCACCTCTTCCGCGGTGGGCAGTGGCTCGAGGTGGTCTTCGATTTCCTCGGCGCCGTAGTCCCGGTTCCAACTGGCCCGGTAGGTGACCGGCACCCCCCGGTCCAGCTTCCAGTTCAGCGTCCCGGGCAGGCGCATCACCCGGTCGATGTTGGACACGTTGTCGACGTGGATGCCCATATCGGAGGCGAGGCGCTCCCAGGTGAGCTGCCACTGGGTCAGCAGGGGGATGGCCTCGGCGGCTGACAACGGCTCCTTCAGTCGCCACCAGGGCTGCATCCCGTAGCCGGATTGCACCACCGCCGAGGGTTGGAGCGGGAACCGTTTGACCAGGTCGACGGCCTGAGTGTGATTGGTAGGTAGGCCAGGCAGACGGTGGGCGGGACCGGCGATATCGATGTCCAGCCAGAAGGCCGGGATGGTCTCGCAACTGTTGATCCCGCCCCGTTGGCCGTCCTCGAGCCGGTCGGCTCGAGTGGCCACCCCGAACCACACGTCACCCTTCTCGCCCAGGCTCTCGATGGTGGGCCCCAGCGCCTTGAGGTTGTCGACCGGCGCCCACTCCACATGGCGCCGGCCGTTGCCCTTCTCGACGCTGAACAGGTTGACCCAGCCCTCCTCGATCCGCCCGTAGAGCATCTGCAGCCACTCCAGGCTGTGATCGGCATTGACGGGCACGGTCAGCTCTCAAACAGATCGGCTTCGGCCGCGCCAGTGGGTGCAGTCGGAGCAGTGGAAGCCGAGGGGAAGACGTCGCTCTCACCGCGCCCACTGGAATCGTGGATGATCCGGTAGATCTTCGTCGGGTTGCCGTAGGCCGAGGGCCGCAGCTCGGTCAACTCGATGTCGAGAGTGTCGCCCTTCTCCGGTTGGTACATCATCATCTGGCCCTTCAGGTTCTTCGAGCCGGCGATGATCTCAGCGATGGGGTACTGGGCCTGCACCCCGCCCAGGCGGACGGCCACCCCGGTCAGCTTGTACTTGAGGGCCACCCCGTTGCGACTGGTGAACTTCGAGACGTCGTCGACCTTGCCCTTGGCCCGGTCCCCGATCTTCTCGAACTTGATGGTGGGTGGGTAGTTATCCTCGTCGGCTTCGCGCAGCTCGGGGTCGTTGTAGATACTCATTGGGCTTCTCCTTCGACAGTGGATCCAGGGAACAGGTGCAGCAGCTGGCCCATGGCCGGCGGCGGCGGGGGGAACGGGATCTCCCAGTGCTTCTCGACCTCGTTGAGCACGGCCTCGATGGCAGCGATGTCGGCCGCGCTGTGGGTATCGGACCGCTTGAGCGTGGCCACCCCGGCGGGCCAGGTGGCAGTCAGCTCGGCGCGGGCCCGCTCGTGGCGACCGATCACGTTGACCCGGTTCTGCAGCCACACCCGGTGAGGGTGATCATCGCTAACCTTCGGAGGTGGTGGCAGCGACTCGGCCAACGCCACCTCGAGCGGGGTGGGCTTGAACGGCTGGGACACCTTGCGGTTGCGCCAGTCCCTGACCCACATGCTCTTCTTGAAGGCCTCCCACCCGGCCTCCAGGTCGACCACATGCACCTCGAGCTGGGCACCGCCGGCGTCGAGCCAGAAGATCAATCCCCGCTGCTGATCCACCGCCGGCATCGGGAACCGCTCGTCCTGACTACCGTTGGCTGCCACCCCCTGGCGGTAGATGGCGTCGGCCCGGGAGTAGATGGCCATCTGCACTGCGATCTGTTGCCAGTCGAGGTGACCCCCAGTCTTCAGGTCAGCAATGGCAGCCACGGGCCAGTCAGGGGAGTCCACCAGGACCAGCCGGTCGAACATCCCGGCCACCCGCCATTGATCGAGGACCACGATCAGCTCGACGGCCTCGGGAATCAATGCGATGCCAGCGGCCTCGAGGCCGGCCACGTAGGCCTGGATGTCGCGCTCGGTCTCCCGGGTCAGGTTCAGCTTGTGGGGTGGCTGCCCCCGATCAATCAAAGCAGTGATGGAATGCAGAGAGCTGCCGATGTCACGTCGGTCGTTGGCCCCGCCCACCGCGGAACACTCCTCCACCAACTTCTTGCAGGTCTCCTTACTGCGGTCGTCGTAGTACCAGGGGTTCCCGCCGGTCTCGGCCATCAGCGCTTCCCACTGGGCCCGCAGCCCGGGGCGGGTCATCACTCCCTGCACCGTCATGCTGGCCTTCCAGGGCGCGATGCCCCAGGCCGAGCCGAGGGTGCCGGCGATGGTGGTGGCCCGGGAGTAACCGACCGGCTTCTTGCCGTCGGGGGGCACGATCATGTACCGCCCGTAGCTGTCCCGGCGGACTACATCATCGGGGGCAACGTCGGTCACCGTTCGCCCTCGTAGCCGATCTCGTCCCTGTAGCACTCGCACTCGTCGCAGACGCCCTGCTCGTCACGCTCTCGTTGCGACATGACCCGGCCGCAGCTGGGACACCGTTCGAAGATCTCGGCGGTCACAACTGGACCCCAAAGGCTTCCACCACCGCTGCGAGGTCCCGGGGGTCATCACTGAAGAAGGCGATCTGCATCGGGTACGTCGGCTGGGGATACCTCGGGTTCACCTCTTCATAGGTGAACGCGGGAAGGATAAGTAGCTTGGCTTCTTCGGACGTGCGCGGCTTAACCGTGCGGGATACACGCATGGACTGACTCCTCAGATCTGGGAGCCGACCGCCTGTAGGTGCGGTCCCGACGACAGGGCTGCGGGAAGGAGAATCACCACAAAACCCAAACCGCCTCGAGGGTGAACCGGGTGATTCATCTCGAGTGCCCCGTCGTCAGGACGGCGGCAACCTATCAGCTGTCAGCTGGATGCACTAATCGTGCGTACAGGGGAGCGAAGATCTTGAGCGGCAGGGTGACATACCACTCACCCGCGTCACCTCGCCTGAACCTCTTGTGCACAACGACGAAGAACGGGACCCCCTTCCTGGCTGCCTGCTTGGTTGTCTGGTCGACCCATCCCGCCAGGTCAGTGGCGTGCACCGTCTTCACCTGCACGCACAGGTCTTCGATGCCGTCGATGTCCCCGGTGTCCTGGTTGCCCTGCAGGGCAGCGCGGTGGCAGCCCGGGAACCAGGTCTTGAGGAAGGTGACGACCGCCGTCTCCCCCTCGGTGCCGATCTGCTTGGGCCGGCGCTTCACTGCGCCACGCGGCGTCGAGGCAGAGGGGCTTCCAGGTGGATGGTCGCGTCCCGGGACCGACGCCGAGCTGCCGCCGTCCGGGGGAGAGTGGTGGGCCTGGTCTCCTGGGCCTCGAGCCACTCCTGGACAGCTGAACGCCGGTAACGAACCTGGCGAGAGCTGATGGTGACGAACGGGGGCCCCGTGGCCGACCGCCGGCTACGCCACTCCCGCAGGGTGGTCACGGGCACTTGGAGCCACTCACTGACTTCCTGCGTCGTGAGTAGAGCACCCAAAACCTCTGGTTTCTTACTGCGAGACACTCTCACCCCTCCTAGCTGTCTCGCGCCGTGGTAGGCCACGCTACGCTTCGCATCTGGGCCTGTAAAGGGGGAAGGGGCCTTGCTTTTTTGGGGGGCATCAGAACCTCACCACCTCACGCTTAGTGGACCCCAGTCCCAGCTGGTACGGTGTTCATTTGTGTTCAGTAATAAGGAGGAATCACCAAGATGGAAACATCAGCCCTGCTCCCAGGGGTAACGCAGGTCGACGAGACCACCTACCGGGCCAGACCCTACGGATCCAGAGGCGAGCGTCTGTGTCGGACGTTCCGGACGGCCGAAGAGGCCAACCAGTTCACCCTTTTGACAAGGGGGCTTGTCTCTCTGGGGCTGGCGGCTGAGGCCAACCCGGTGAGAGCCCGGCTGGACGCGACCTGGCAGGAGTGGCGTGCGAGCCGGGACAAACTCAACCTCTCGTCGGCTCGCTACCGCAGCTATGACAACACCTATAACGCTTGGATCGAGCCCACCTTTAGCCGCTGCCGGTTGGACCAGATTGATGCACAAATGGTCGACGACTGGATTGACGCAATGAATGGCAGTCACCTCGAGGCCAGTTCGGTTCGGAATAACGTCCAGGTATTCCGTCAGTTCCTGACGTGGGCGGTCGGGCGAAAGAAGTTCAATCCGGCCGAGCTGGTCGCCATCAAAAGCCTCGAGCTGCCCGAGGTGATCGAGTCCCCGTACATCCCACTGACGGTGGAGGAGGTGGAGGCCTGGACCGCGGCCATGCGGCCCCCCGAAGCCATCGCCATCGTGCTCGGTCGCTTCACCGGGATGCGCCCCTCGGAGGTCCGAGGCCTGTGCGTGGAGCGCACCGACTTCCTACGCCGGCAGCTCCACGTCCACTGGCAGCATGACCACAATCCGACGTTGGGCCACCACCTCCGCCCGGTCAAGGTCAAGACCAAGGCGGGTACTCGCACCTTGCCCATTCAGGAGTCCCTCCTGGAGGCTCTCAGCGCCCATCTGAGCCGCTTCCCGGGTCAGTACCGCAAGACCATCCACGTCGACCGTAGAGACCGTCAGACGGCGCAGAACGTCCGCTTCATCATGGGCCCGATCACCGGGTCAACCTTCGGCTTTCGAGCGGCTGCGGTAGCCGAGCGCATCGGCCTCAACGCCCTGCGGGCTAAGCGGGTAACTCTGCACGATCTACGCCACCACTTCGCCACCGAGGCCTTGGCCCACCACGCCTCCATCCCCGAGGTGGCCGAGGCGTTGGGCGACACCATCGAGACCGTGGCCAACACCTACGCCCACGCCAAAGCCCGCCCTGGTGAGCCCTGGCAGGACCGGGTAGCCCGGGAGCAGGGTGAGGCGCGGGTAAATCATGGGTAAAAAGGTGTTCACTAGTGGCCATACTCCCTGGTCACAGCGTTATGCCAAAAGTTCACCGAGAACTTTTGTATCCCGCTGGGGGCAAGCCTCCTACCAGGGGAAACGTGGACTGACCAGCACGTATGTTCGTCTACGTCGAAGGTGGACGCCGTGGATCTAAGGGGGTCGAAGGGTGAGACGTGGGTAAATCCATGGGTAAATGGGCGATGAGCTGGGCCACCCGCCGGATGACGGATTCGTCGGGCGGGTCGAGGCCTTCGATCAGCCTCCCGCCCCAGTAGCGAACCTCGTCAGCGGTCACGGACTCGGTCCTCCACGATGGCGTCCTCCCACTGGTAGCCCAGGGCCCAGCCCTCGCACAGCTCATCACCGCAGTCGCAGGGCTGCGCGTACCGGCCCCACTGGTGCAGGATGGCCACCGTCACCCTCGAGCGGCGGGCGTAGGCAGCCTCGAACTCGTCAGCGGTCATCCGGGTCTCCCGGTGGGGGCCACTCGTCCGCACCGGGCACCTCCTTGGTCAGAGAGGGGTGGTCGTCCCGGGCTCGAGCCTGTCGTCGGCGCCGTCGGTTGATCAGCAGCTGACCCACCCCGGTACCGAACGCCACCCCGCCCACGAAGGCCGGCAGGATGCCCCACCACCGGGTTAGGGCGACCACGGTGGCAGCCACGGCCCACAGCAGTCCGCCGGCCAGCACCAGCCACCAGGGCAGCGCAGGATGGAAGAGGAAGGCGTTGTTGTACCGGGTGAGCAACCGTCGCTGCTCGGCCACCATGCGCTGGTGACCCAGGATGGCTTCGGCCTCGATGGCGTAGCGCTGCTGGTTCTGATCGAAGACCCCGCCGAACACCATGGTCTCGAAAATGATAGGCGTGTGCACACCGAACGCGAAGGAGTGGTCTAGGCCCAGCCACACGGTGGATACCCACACTCGTTTACCGACCTGGGTGGACCTGATCCGCTTGTAATGGTCGTTCTGCAGTAGAGCCCATTCCATTATTTCGATGGGTTCACCCTGACGGTCGTAATAGAACCACTCAGTCATTTCACTCAGGGATGGGGAACTCTTCGCGAACGGATCCCCCGTATTTCCACATGACCTGAACCATGTCTTCTCCGGCCCGCCACAGGTTCCAGGTCTTGGCCACTAGAGCGGCCTCGCGCCAGTCGGGCATATGGCCAACCCGGCCGCTACGGCGCGAGTTGAGCAGTTGATTGCGAGCCGACAACCGAGGATCGCCGGCCTTCAGGCTCCCCGTTCGCATGCCATCCCAGAACTCTCTGGCGTCCCCGGCGTTGAGGAGCACGGTGCGGCGGTAGATGCAGGCCCCACAGGACGGGCGTAGAGGCACGACCTTCATGAAGCGCTGCACCCATACCACCGCCTCCCGGTAGGTGTCGGCATCGCCGGCATCGAACAGATCCAGCATCTGGGAGATGGTGATGCGGTCCCGGCTGCGGTCAAAGGTCACTTGGCGCTCGGGGTCGGCTTCGGTGCGGCGTAGACGTAGCTCCCAGCGTAGACAGCCGGCCAGGGCGGTGACGTTGATCTCCCCTCGCAGCTTGAGGGCGTCGGCCATCTGGCGGGTCAGGCCGGTGTCCATGATGTTCTGGGCCGCGGTGGGCAGGTGGCGCAGCACCACCAGGGGCAGCGTCTGTTCCGAGATCACGATGGCGGTCAGGCGGTGCTGGCCGTTGAGGAGGTGCCCGTCCTGGTCGAAGGTGATGGCGTCGTTGCTCAGTCGCCACTCGCCCCGGTTGATGATGCCGATCCAGTAGATGACCCGGTCCTCCCGCAGTCGGCGGTTGTGGAGTTGCGTGCCCAGGTACTTATCGGCTATGGCCGGGGTGACGTTCTCGATGCGAACACTGGGCTTGGGGGTGGGCTTGGTGGTGGTCATGCCACTTCCTCCTCGAAACTGCCGATAGCGTGGGCTTTGGTCAGTCGTGACCGGATTCGTTCGTACATGGCGGCTCGCAGCTCATCCCGGGTGGGCGTCTCGTCCCGGGCCATGTGGTAGCCCTCGATGTAGACATAACGACGGGAGTTGACGCGACCCAGCCGATCAATGATGTCGTGTCGTTCCGACGTGCAGCGGGTGCACTGCAGGGACAGTCGCCAGCCGTACAGGGGTGTCCCCATGTCGTCGGGATAGAACTGGTCCCAGGCGTGGCCCAAGGTACGGCACATCTCCATGTCAGCAGCTACGGCGCTCTTCGGCATCCTCTCACCCTCCCCGTGGTCAAAAAACCGCCCCCCGCCTAGGAAAACAAGGGGCCTTCACTCCTATTCCTGTGCTAGCACCTCCATGGGAGATCGAAGTGCAACGCTGTGTGTCAGTGTGGCACGAAGAGTAGTACCACCGAGGAGGCACTGGGGGAATAGGAGAACCAGCGTGGCTGACGCACTTGTCAAGCGTCTAGTGGGACTCGACCATGAGGTAAGCGCCACCCAGGCCTACTTAACCGTGGTCACCAACGAACGGCGACGGATCATGTCCATGCTCTACAGCGAGATGGGCTTCAGCAAGGCCCAGCTGGCCCGCGAGACTGGTAAGTCGGTGCAGCGCATCAGCCAGATCTTGAACGGTACCGCCCACTAGAAAGGGGAGTCCATTTCCCAGATGTAGGCGCCGGGTCACTGTCCCGGTAGTGACCCGGGTGAGCTGGATCCCCAGCCCGGCTCCCCGGGTCCGCCTACCAGGTCGAGCCTCGCCGCGCCGAGCGTCTTCAGTGGTCCAATCAGCCATGCGAGGAGCGGCGGGGCTCGTCAGATCGCTGGTCCCGGGTGGAGAGGTCCAGATGGCCTCGCTGCCTGCGCCGTAGCACCACCCGGGACCAGCGACAACCCCGTCAGACATTTGGTAAGACATTTTCAAATAGGGGGACGTATGCAGGGTGCCAGCCGGATCGATGAGCTGACCTACCGGACGGTGTTCATGACCGCCATCGAGGAGGACCGCTGTGCCGAGGTGGCCCAGGCGTTCTGGGATCACCGGGGGGTGGCCCTGGCCGACGGGCGGCTCGAGGTGGAGGCCCCGCCGGCTCGCACCCTGCAGGGCTACCCGGTGTGCGACTGGTCGGACCAGGAGGTCCCGCCCGGCTCGATGGTGTCACCCATGCGGGCCCACTGTCCGGTCTGCGAGGTGCCCCGGTACGTCAAGATGGACGGGCGGTTCGGACGTCATCCGATCCGGGTGAGGTGATGGAGGATGGAACGACTGTGGTTCCGCTTTCGGATGTGGCTGGCGGATCTGATTCAGGGGAAGCGGTATGGCTGAGATCCTCCCCTCCCAGGGGCGTGGGAGGGTGGTAAGCGGGGAAGTCCAGGGGAAGACCAACCGTGGCAGGTTCGCCCCCCTGGGCCTCCCCGTCGAGCTGGACGTCCTGTTGGACTTGGCCCGCCCGCCGCTGCCGGCGTCGAGCTTCTCGGGGGGTGTGGTTGGTGACAGGCCGACCGCGGCCGCGCCGGTTGGGCAGCCACCGCACGATGGTGGACCGCTTCCAGTACGGCGCTCGGGCGATGCGCCCGTCGGGCGGGGGGAGCGCCCGACGGGCCACCAGGTTGGTGACGGCATTGGGGTGGACGCCTAGTAGGTCGGCCACCTCTTGACGGGACAGGTAGTCAGGCATGGTCGTCGTCCTTCTCTACTCGGATCAGATACCACCCCGAGGGCGTTGTGATCCCGAACATGGCGAGGTAGTTGCCCGCATCATCGACCAGCGCCTGTACTTGAAAAAAGCTCCCCTCAGCCTGGGCCCGCATCGCGAGCCCGATCAATGAGCCGACCAGGAGCGCGTGGTCGGCATCGAGGGGTAGCGCCGCGTCTCGATCAGGCATCGTCGGCTCCAGAACTGTCGTTCTGTACTGGTCGCACAATCAGCTTGTGACCCGTGCGGCGCCCGTAGGCGGTACGGGTGCGAAGCAACCACCCTTTGAACGCTGGGTCCGTTACGGGTCCACGTTCGGTGCAGTAGACCTCTCCAGTCTCAGCATCGACAATCTCGACCCGCTCAGATTCGGCGTTCTGCGTGGGCTCAGCCATTGACCGACTCCTTGCCGCGCCCCCGGTGAGCCAGGAAGATGACCAGCCAGACCACCAGCCCCACCCCGACCAGGGGTAGAGCGGTGGCAGCCGGGATGCCGGTGTTGGCCCAGAGCAGGAACAGAATGATGATGTTCATGTGATGATTCTCCTTTCGGTGGGCACCGTGTCGGTGCCGCGTTTCAAATGGTCGTGTCGATTGGTGTGAGCCGTGATCTTCCCGGTCACGTAGGGGCGGATGTAGATGACTCTCTCGGCCCGCCCGTCGCCGGGGCAGACGATCACGTCGCCCCGGCGCAGGTCCTTCCAGCGGACGTCTTCCACTAGCGGGGGTGCTGGTCGATGTAGTCAGCCAGCCGCCTCAGCTGATCGGCCTGGCTCCCACGTCCTTCAGGTCCCGGCCCGATGATGAGATCCAGCAGGTCAGCGTGGATCACGCTGACGGGTGGGCCATCTAGGTCGCAGTTACGGGCGTGGTCGAATGAGTAGCTGTAGCAGTCGGACCAGTCGACTTCGATGGTCAGGTGGCCGCTCTCCTCACCGTTAATCCAGACCAGGGGCTGGAACAGTGAACTGATGCCGGTCTCGCGGCTCATCAGATCCACCCATTCTGTTCTTCGAGGACGTCGACCAGCTCCAGGGCCAGGGCGGCCACCCGGTAGGGGCGGTCCTCGACGTCAGCGGCGTTGCGGATCTCCCCGCACAACCGCAGCACTTCAGCGGTCATGTCGAGGTGGCGCTGGACCGCTTCGCTCTCGCCATCGATGTAGGCCTGGCGGGCGGCGGATGAAACAGGTTGGTACATGGTGGTTTTCTCCTTTGGTTGATTGGTGCTGAGTGCACCGGAAACCCCTTAGCAGCGTAAAGGGGAATCCGCTGATCTCAGTAGTGGCGTAGCTGCTCACCTCGTTGCAACCGGCGCAGCTCATAGCCTCGCAGCTTCCTACACTTCATCCACAGTCGGCGCTGCTCACCGTGGTCAGTGCAGTAGACGAATCCGTGATCGTCGATATGAGTGACCGGCTTATCGCAGGTCTCTTCCATGTCGCAGCGTAGGTCAGCCACGCCACGCCACCCAAGCGATGGCCTGGCACTGGGCCGGGGCGATCCCGAAGTAATCGGCCACGCTGGTGTACACATCGACGATGTGCTCATAGGCGCCTTTGCGGTCCAGCACCTTCCGGGTGGTGTCATCGCCCTTGAATCCGAGGGCAGCGTCAATGGCGTGGCGGTCGATACAGACCGTGTCAGCCAAAGGGCTGACAATGCAAGCGTAGAATGAGCGGACCTTGGCTCCGCTGAGCACGTCGCCGGGATGCTCACCGGCCGCGATGCGCAGTGCCTTGCGTTTATTGCTGAGCAGTACCGGCGCATCACCGGTCCGAAAGATCCGGTGCGCGTACTCCAGATTCAAACGCCAGGCCAACCGGGGGGACAGGGCGGCGATGACACCAGCCGCACACTCGACGGTTACCGAGTACTGCTCAGCCATGCTCACGGCGGCGGAGTGAGCGGAAGCGTACCAGTAGGTACCTTCCTGCCAGGCCGAGTCATCAGCCGATTCCAGCAGGCTGATCAATCGGCCGACCATTTCGTCGCGGTCGAGTACGACCGTGACCTCTATGGCAGTCATGTGGTGATTCTCCTTGTGTGGTGATTGCTTAATGGGTGCTGAGTGCACCGGAAACCCCCTTAGCGAGTAAGGGGGAATCCGCTGACCTCAGCTGTCTTCGTCAGTCTCAAACGTGGTCCCGACCACCCGGTCAACGGCTTTTTGCGCTTGGGCGGCGGCCTTGATGACCAGACCGGCGTCACCGCGGAGCACGTCCAACCAGTGGGCGATGTAGCCCGCACTGGACGGAATGACCGCGGCCTGATTGATGCCAGCCAGCCCGCAGAGCATGGCCGCACCCATTTCCGCGACCAGCTCCTCAAAGCTATAGACGGGGGAGCCGAACCCTCCGAACGTTCCCTCCGCGATCCCCTGTCGGGCGAGACGGGATGTGTGTCCGGTGGAGTGAGTGATTTCGTGATAGAGGGTTGAGTAGTAATGCTCAGCGCTGACGAAGTCGTCACGCTGAGGCAAGCAGATGGCGTCGCGGGGCGGCGCGTAGTAAGCGCGGTCGCCACCGTGGCTGAGCGATGGGCCGGACGTCAGGTAGTCATTGACCAGGTCAGCCGCGGCCGCGATGGCCTCCACTTCGGTCCGCTCAGCCGCCGGGGCGGGCAAGCGGGCATCGGTGGACCAGTCGCACTGGTCGACGTTGAACACATGGTAGAGACGCAGTAGCGGAATGGTGCGAACGGTTGGCTTACCGTTGACGATTTCGCCGTCTTTCTTCAGTAGCTTCCAAAAGACGATCTGAGCGGACTTCTCGCCCTTGCGGACCTGTCCGCCCCGTTCCTGGATCTGACGGTACGTCCCCCAATGGCTGGACGTGTAGCCGCGTGAAGCGCCTTCCAGCATGAGCAGGAAGACGTTCACGCCCCGGTACGGTCGCCCGGTTGATAGGGACATCGGCAGCCCGTAGCTGGATGCACTCCACGGTTGATGCCACGGGACGGTGCCGGATTCGAGTGCTTCCAGAATCGACTTGGTGGTTTCGGCCGCGGCGTCGCGTACGGTCTTTGTAGGCATGGTGATTTCTCCTTTGGTCCTAGCTGAGAACTAGGCGGACAGGCTGAGACTGGTTCAGCCCTACCGTCTATCGCTCAGCGACGGGTGATGTTCACTCCGTTGCACATGACCGCTTCGCCCACGTTCAACGCATCGAACATGGTCCGGAAGCGATCCATGGTGCCTTCACCCATAGCCAGCGCATCCCACTTGCAGAGCGCGGCCACGTAGGTCCACCAAGCGACGTCGGGATGAGCGGTCACCCGTTGCACCTTGCTAGGACGATCAAAGCGGTTAACCGTGATTTCGTAGCGGTTGGCGTGAATATCCATTGTGGTGATTCTCCTTTGATTGATTGGTGCCCGATGGCACCACGAAAGACACCAGGTCGCGTACCTGGTGTCCAACGTGCTGATATCGGAGAGAAAACAATCACTTTGCTTTCTTTGCTTGGTTGGCTAGCTGTCTTTCATCTAGCACGATGGGCCGCTCGGATCGTCCGAGCCTGGGTCCACCTTGATCGCGGCATTCTCAGCCTTAGTCAGCCGGGCTATGTGTGGCGCTCGTAGCGACCTGCCTGACTGCGTTCATCCGTTGTTGCTGACCACACAATACGGTAGGGCTGACAGGTAAGCAAGTCATCTAGCCAGATTTCTTTGAGAAACACACATATTGGCTGGTCACGACGTATGGTTAGCAGTGCTCACTAAGCCCCTAGTCGACCGAGCTGGGCCCACACTGCCCGCTACCTACCGGCTGGTTACCGACCAGTAACGGGTAGTTCGATCATCGAACCATCGTCCAGCGTGCGAGATCACGCGCCGCGGTCACCTCACCCTGCTGACACCACTACCATACGGCATTCTTGAAGACTATTTCATGACATTTCTACCATCCACATCATACGTGGAGTGCGGATAACTGTAGTTATCGGTAATGCGATGCGTGAGGATGTCCGCAATGTCCGCAAGATCCGCAAATGTCCACTTGACCGGGGCATGTGCCGGGCGCCTCAGAGGAAATAAGTACTTAGCCAGGCGGGAAAATCGTCGCAACGGCCCGCCTGCGGAAGTTCGGGGAGAGCGAGTTGTGCCATTTTGTTCTCGATGCGGAGGTGGTTTGGGTCAAAATCGCCTCTACCAGGGAGTTTATAAAAGGGGTACCCAGGTCCGCACTCCCCAAGGGTATAGAGAGATGCGGAACTGGTCCCCCCTCTTGACAGGGTCTAGATAAAAAGGTGCAGTCACCCTCGAGGTGGCTGCCCCCATTACCCAGAAGCAGTGGAGCATCTACGAGCAGCGTCGGGCTCGAGGCTGGTCGGTGTCGGCCGCGGCTCGGGACGCTCGGATCAATCCCACTACCTGTTATCGCCGTGAAGGTCAAGCTCAGGGGCTGGCTCCCCTGGAGCGCAAGTGGATCGATCCCAGGATCAAGGCTGTTGACCCCATGGCTTATGACTCCTTGTCCAAGGAGGCCCGCCGGGCCCTGATCGACTTTGGCTACTTCCAGAAGCGCTACTTCGGCCGGGTCGCTACCCCTTGGCAGGTGGAAGCCGCCACTCAGGTCTTGAAGCTGTTGGGGACCTCCGACAAGGAGTTCGTGGTGGTCAACGCTCCCCCCGGGGTGGGGAAGTCCACGCTCTTCACTTTGGACCTGTGCGCCTGGTTGACCTGTCGCAACCGCGACATCCGGGGTTTGATCGGATCCAAGACCCAGACCAGTGCCGTTCGCTACGTGCAGAGATTGAAGCGCCACCTCGAGATGGCTCTGCCTTTGAAAGGTGAGGGGGTCGAGGTCGAGCTGGGCCTCGCGTTAGATGCTACGGCCACCTTGGCCGGCGACTATGGGGCGTTTAAACCGGCCTACAAGGATCAGTGGGCCGGCGAGGCCTTCGTGGTGGCCCAGGTCGGGGGTCAGATGGTGGCCGAGAAGGAGCCCACCTGGTCCGCCTACGGGATGGACTCTGGGTTCTTGGGCATGCGCTACGACATCATCATCTGGGACGACTTGGTCGACCAACGCGTCCTCAGAACGATTGAAAGTCGCGAGAACCAGCAGCTGTGGTGGGACACCGTGGCCGAGAAGCGCCTCGAGCCCGCTGGGTTACTCGTTCTTCAGGGTCAGCGCATGGGCCCCGATGATCTGTATCGCTACGCCCTGGACAAGCGCCTCATCCCCGAGGGCGACGAGGAACCCGACGAGAAGGTGCGCAAGTACCACCACATCGTGTTCAAGGCCCACTACGACGACAAGTGCCAGAACCACCACGCCCGCCACGCCCCCTACTACCCCGAGGGGTGTTTGCTCGACCCGAGAAGGCTCCCTTGGTCGGAGCTGCGGGGCGAGATGGCCAACATGCTCAGTAACTTCGCCGTGGTCTACCAACAGGAGGACGTCGACCCTCACGCCGCCTTGATTGATATGGCCTGGATCAAAGGGGGCACCGACCCCCACACCTCCGAGGTCTACCCGGGGTGTTTGGAGCCCGACCTCGGCATCGCCCAGTTGCCCAAGGGGCTGAGCGGCGATCTGATCTCCATCGCCACCGCTGACCCCAGCCCCACCAAGTTCTGGTCCATTCAATGGTGGGTGGTGCGGGTGGTGGACGGGGTGGCCTACCAGCGCTACCTCATGGATCACGTCCGCCAGAAGATGGACGCCCCCGGCTTCTTGGACTGGCAGGAGAAGACCCGTTCCTTCACCGGTTTGATGGAGGATTGGCAGCAGCGCAGTGTGAGCCTGGATCTACCCATCAAGTACTGGATCGTGGAAGCCAACGCCGCTCAGCGCTTCATGTTGCAGTACGACCACGTCACCCGCTGGACGGGGGCCTGGCGGGTCAGCCTCATCCCTCACCAGACCGCGGCCAACAAATCCGATCCCAACTATGGCATCGAGGTGCTCAAGTCCGCCTATCGCTATGGTCTGGTGCGGCTGCCCTACAAGGTCGGCCCTGGGTTCATGGCCTCGGCCAAGCTCATCGACGAGGTCACCCATTGGCCCATGGGGCGCTCCGATGACTGTGTGATGGCCCAGTGGTTCCTGGAGTGGCACCTGCCCCGTTTGATCCCGGTGGGTAAACCCCTGCCCCGCATGAACCGGCCCTCCTGGCTGCGCAACTCCAACACCTGGGGCTGGCGCCGGGACCAGAAGCGATTGGAGAACGCCCGTGGCTAGAGCCCCCCGCAAACCTCAGCTGCTGCCGGCGCTGTCTCTGCCCAAGCCCGGGCCCCAGGACGCCCAGGATCAGAACAGCTTCGCCTTGAGCGCGGTGATCAGTGGCGCCCAGGTCACCGACACCGCTATCAGCGCTCTGCTCTCCGATCAGCCCGGCCTGTTCGTCAACAATCTGCGCAGCGCCACCCACCGATGATGATGCACATTCGCCAGGGTCGGGGTTATGGGGCCGTTATGCGACCAGTCGATGAAGGTCTCGTGGTGGAGTGCCAACTCTGCGACTGGTCGTCGTCGTCATCGCCCATCGAGAGAGAAACGGAAGACGAACTGTTCTACGAGTGGGCAGACCACCGTCGCCGTGACCATGGGTGTACGTCATGATCGTCTGGACCGTCATCGCCGTGGTCGAGCGCCAGGTGCTGGCTCGTGATCCCACTCAACCCCTGACTGGGGGTCCGATGTCCATCTTCTCGGGCAAGACCACCGTCACCCGCACCGACATCGAGTGTGTCGGGGTGTTCGCCAACCAATCCGAGGCCATGCTGGCCAGCTCGCGTTGGGCTGAGCACAATCCCGGGGGCCGCATCAAGGTCAAGGTGGCCACCCTGGACCAGATGCCGGCCGCGCTGGTGCCGCCGCCTCCCCCCGAGTGCATCGACTGCGGGATCCGCATCTCCACCGGGATCCGCTGCCCCGAACATGAGAGGGCCTGGTTCAAAGCTCTGCGGGAGGCCGATCCCGATCTGATGCTCGAGATCGAAGAGGCCAAGGCCAAGGCCGTGTCATGACCGCCACCGTGGAGGAGATCGTCAGCTGGTACCGCCAGCGTAAGCAGGCCGCCGGCAAGCTCCACGCCCGCATGATCGAGATCCGCGACCTCTACAACGGCGACGTCCAGGTCCCGTTGCCCGAACTAGATAGAAATGAGCAGCCCGCGGTGGCCAACCTCATTTCCCAGGGCCTGGACCAGATGGCCATGCGGGTGGCCTCCACCCTGCCCTCCATCACCTACACCCCGACCAAGCCGGGTTCGACCAAATCCGAGGAGTACGCCCGGGTGCGCCGGCTGGCCAACTACAGCTGGTGGCAGCTCAACCGGTTCGACCGGGTGCAGCGCAAGCGGTGCCGGTGGCTGATCGGCTACGCCGCCGCCCCGGTGGTGATGCGACCCAACTTCAAGAAGGGCATCCCGGGCTGGCAGGTCTCCGATCCCATGAAGACCTTCCCGGCTTTGATGGATGACACCGACATCTGTCCCATGGACTGCATCATGAGCTACAAGCGCACCCTGAGCTGGCTCATCCATGTCTTTCCGGGGCCCATGCGCACCCTCGAGCTGGGCCCCGAGCCCAATCCCGATACCGAGATCGAGCTGCTCGAGTACGTCGATGGCGACGAGCATGTGCTCATCGCCCTGGGCCGGGCTCAAGAGGAGCTGAGCCTGCCTTGGGGTTCCCCCCGACCAGCCGGCAAGCCCTACGTGGAGCTGCAGCGCATGGTCAACCGTCTGGGCCGCTGCAGCGTTGTTTATCCCACCCGCCCTTCGTTGGAGCGGCCCACCTCGCAGTTCGATGGCATGCCCCCCCTGTACAAGACCCAGGCCCGGGGCATGGCCCTGTGGCTGATCGCCGCGGAGCGGGCCATCTTCCCCGACACCTGGTTCATCAGCCGACCCAACGAGACGGTGGACGTGCTCGAGGAGCCCGACGGCCGGGCCGGCATCGTGGGGCGGGTCAAGGGCGGCGACCTGCGCGAGGTCAACTCCAACCCGTCCCCCGGCACCTCCGACATCGTGCAGCTGCTGGAGCGCAATCAGCGGGTGGGAGCCGGGCTGTCGCCGGACTTCGGGGGCGAGAACCCCACCAACGTGCGCACCGGCCGGGCCGGCGATCAGCTGCTCAGCGCCACCGTGGACTTCTGGGTCCAGGAGGCCCAGGAGACCCTGGCTCTGTCCTACCAGGAGGAGAACAGCCTGGCCATTCAGATCATGCGCGAGTACTTCGGCAACGAGCGCAAGTTCTTCGTGGTCAACTTCAAGAAGGTCAAGGGCAACGCCGACTACATCCCCCTGATCCACTTCGACTCCGACAACAACGTGGTGTCCTGGCCGGCGGTGGGTTCGGATGTCAACAGCCTGGCCATCGGCATGGGCCAACGCCTGGGGCTGGGGGAGATGTCCATCCGTACCGCCCAGGATATGGACCCCTACATCGACGACTCCGAGCGCGAGCACCGCCGGCTGACGGCCGAATCCATGGAGAAGGCCATGATGTCGGCCGTCGACCAGGCCGTGGCCTCCGGTCAGATCGGCCCCCTCGAGGTGGCCCGCATGGTGCAGCTGGTCCGCTCCGGCGAGATGGAACTGTATGAAGCGTTCCAGAAGATCCACCAGGAGATTCAGGAACAGGCACAACAATCGCAACAGGCGCAGGGGCCTCAGGGCGCTCTACCTCCTGGTCCCGGTGGTCCCGGTGGCCCGGGGGGTCCGGGTGGCCCGGGGGGTCCGGGTGGCCCCATGGGTCCGGGCGGTCCGCCGGGTCCGGGCGGTGCTCCCGGCGGTGCTCCCGGCGGGCCTCCGGGGCTCATGAATCCCGGGGTCGCGGCCCAGCTCGGCCTGATGGGCGGCCAGGGTGGGCCCAACGTCCCCAGCCAGAGCCTGGCTGCGCCTTCTCCGGGGGTGCAGCACATGGCTCAGCTCTTCAGCGCGCTACGGCCCAGGCGGGTGCAGTAGATGGGAGCGTCGATACGGATCATGGACCCGATTACTTCTTCGACTCGGTGTGGGGTGCCGTTCCCGATGGTCATGGGCGACGGCTTCGTGGTCCGTTGCGAGCGGGATGTGGATCATGCCGGCGAGCACCGCGGCGCCATTATCGATCTGTCCGATCCGTTCGAGTGGCCTGACATCGTCCACTGGATGACTGACTGATGCCGCGCACTCGTCCGGCCGGGGGCATGCGGGGCGGCACCCCGGGCACCGCATATCCCAACCGGACCGATCTGGCCAAGCAGCCTAATCTGCCGGCTCGAGTAGCCACCGGCCAGACCTACGGCAAAGCCCAGCAACAGCTGCAAGCGCAACGGACGGTGCCCATGGCCCCACCCCCTACGCTGGCTCCGCCGAGTGGACCACCGCCGGCCGCTCCGGGCGGGGCGCCACCGGCTCCTCCCCCTGGTCCCGGTATCCCGCCCGGGGCCTTCGGTGATCTCCACCGTCCCACCGAGCGGCCCATGGAGCCGGTCACGGCCGGCGCCGCCCTCGGGCCTGGGCCCGGCATGGAGGCGCTGGGGTTGACTGCGCCCACCAATCAGCCCACCACCCAGTTGTCCGGTCTGCTGGCTTCGATTGCGCAGAGCACGGGCAACGCCAACCTGGGCGCACTGGCGGCTAAAGCCGCCGCCAACGGGCAGTAAATGGCCGGGCCTCAGGTCTCCGCTAGTCCGCTGCCGGTGCCCGAGGCGGCACCGGCTCCGGGCGGGCTGGATCTGATGCTGCGGGCCATGAGCGCGGCCACCCCCCAGCTCGACCCCGGGGTTACCACCGCCATCGCCCAGGGCTCACAGGCTCAGGGGGATCCGACCGCAGCGGTGAGCGCAGCCCAGGGGGTCATGGGCTACCAGAACGCAGCGTCCATGGTCGACCAGCTCAACAGCTACGACCTGTCCGACCGGGTCGCCACTTACAACGCCATGCCTCGCTCCATCCAGCAGCAGCTCCAGGCGGCGGGGTTCAAGCCACCCAGCAAGGGCGGGGGCGGCATCGGCGGGTTCTTCAGCCGCGACATCCTCCACCCTCTGGCTTCGGTGATCACCAGCCCGCTTAAGTCTCAAGTGGGCAAGGACGTGCTGGGGGGGCTGGGGGCGGGACTGAGCTTCAGTCAGCACCTCGAGCGCATGAACATCCTGGCCGGCTCTCCGGTCAGTCCTATGGGGATCGCGCCGCCGCAGGCGTTGGCCAGCCGGCCTCAGGGTGAGGCCCCGGGCCAGCCTGACCTCAACCGGTGGCAGAGCGTTCTGCATCCGAGCGAATGGGCTCGAGCCTGGGACGAGACCTCCAACGGGCAGACCTACATCCTGCCCCAGGTTCAGCGGGCGGTGCAGAAGCAGTACGGCGACGACACCTACCAGCTGGCCCTGAAACTGGCTTACGGAGCCGACCCGACCACCCTGGTCAACGCTCTGCCCGCCGATCAGCAGGGGGCCATGCTCAATCGGCTCCAGACCGACCCCAAGCTGCAGCAGGCCACCGCCGCCCTCAACGCCGGCCACCTGTCCTTTGGCCACATGGTGATGACGCCCAACTTCATCATCCATCATCCCCGGCTCGGTAACGATATGTCGGGCTTGCTGGACGCGGCCTACGACTGGAACATGGATCCCACCGTGGCGGCGGGCAAGGCTGGCAAGGCCCTCAGCGTTATGAAGTACTTCGTGGGTGACTCCGAGGCGGTGCGGGATCTGTACTACGGCGGAGCGCACTGGAAGGTGGCGCTGCGCAACGGGGTCACACCCATGCCCGCGGCTCAGCCCGCCAACCTGATCGATGCCGTGCGCTACAGCGGCTCGCAGAACTTCCGCACCGCGGTGCAGGACATCGCCAGCCGCATCCGCAACCAGGGCACCGACGCCTCGGCTGGCCTGCTCGAGCGCTACCCCCAGCTCCAGCCGGTCATCGGTCACATGGTGCAGGAAGGCATGGACACCCCGACCAAGGTGCTCGACTTCTTCGCTGACGGCATGGGTGGCACCGCCTCCATCATCAATGGCAAGGCAGCTCGCATCGGGGACCTCCAGGGTGGAGTGGTGCCCCATCTGCGCTACATCGGCCAGGAGCGGCTGGCTACCAAGCTGTCCAAGGCGATTGATTTTACCGCCGACGGACCCAATACCCTGCCCGTCGACCCTGAGGATGTCATCGACCACCCGGCCAATCCCCCGGGGCCGATCAAATCAATCGCGGTGGGCGCGGCCCGGTGGGGATTGGGCGGGAAGACCCAGAGTCTGCGCCGGCTGTCCACCCTGGTCTCCCAGACCAGCACCTTCGACCCCAACAACCCGGAAAATCTGGGCCGGCTGCGGGACATCGCCCTCTACGCTCTGCCCCGGGCCCAGGCCGACCAGGTGGTCAACGCCTTCGCCGCCACCTCCGACCTGGGTCTGAAGCGCCAGATCTTCGCCGGCCTCATGGAGAACATGGGCCACGCCGCCGGCATGGACGAAGACAGCGCCCTGTGGCAGCACTACATGAGCCGTTTCACCATGGAGGGCGGCGACAACGTGGCTGCCCCCACCCGGCGGTTCGCTCCCAACGGCGAGGACACCTTCGACACCGGCCACACCAATCCCACCAACGTGGCCATCACCGAGAACCAGGCCACCGACGAGTGGGGCATCCCCGACTTCAAGGTCTTCCGTATGAACGCCAAGAAGTCAGCCATGATGCGGGCCACCGTCGGCGCTACCAATGCCGGCTGGATGGATAAGTACATGCGGCTGTGGCGGGGCATGACTCTGGCCCGGCCCGGCTTCGGGCTGCGGGTGGCCGGCGACGAAGCTTTCGCTTTCATCCTGCGGGAGGGCCCGCTGGCCTACGTGAAGGCCCGGCTGGCCTCGAGCCTGGCTGAACGGGCGGCGGGGACGTCCGAGGTCAGCCCAGCCGTTCAGCAGGCCCGTTCCATCTACAACCGGATGACCGAGGACATGCCTCAGGGCATCAGGAACAAGATCGTCAATCCCACCGACCTGGCCGCGGCCCAGCTCGGTCAATCGGCCCGGACGGCGCTCAAAAACGTGGATGGGGCCCTTTCGCAGGGTAAGTACATGGCCGGGGCCCGAAAACTCATCCAGAACGGGGTGCAGGACACCGAAGGCGGCTATGCCGACCATATCTGGGCCTCCACCCAGCCGTTCGACACCGATCTGGCCAAAGGGCGCCCGCAGCCGGTGATGTTGCAGTCGGGACGCAAGCTCAACGCCGAGTTCGTCCGCACCGGCAAGTACGTGCAGCTCGAGAAAGGCCACGACCAGTATCTGATGGCCCTGCACAACCAGTTGGACGAGCTGGCTGCCAGTCGGTGGGCCAACACCTCGATGACCCACATCGATGCGCCCCCCGAGCAGCGCATCGCCCAGGTGTCCGACCACATCCAGGCCAACGAGAAGTTCTGGAAGCGATTCATCCGCTATCAGGGCACCCGGGACGGGAATCTGGTGGCCACGGGCGAAACCACCCGCCAGGCTGCGGCCGAGGACCACGCCCTGGCTGTCAATCAGCTGGTGGATGCCAGCGTGAAGACCCCCGCCGGGGATCACATCAAAGCCGCCTTTGGGGCGCCCGGAAAGCCGTTCGGGATCGGCGACGAGATGACCATGACCGAATACCTGCAGAAGTACGGGAAATCGCCCTCGGTGGAGAAGTTGGGCCAGATTCCCTTCAAAGATCGGCCCGATTACGCCAAGGGGCCCGAACAGGTGCTGGGTTTCGGCCGGGTGGGCAACTTCCTGCAGAACCTGACCGATAAGACCTTCGAGAAGATCGTCTCCCCCCAGCTCAACTGGATCAGCCGCCAGCCGATTTTCCTGCACAACTACACGGTGTCGCGCGAGGCCTGGGCCCGCCAGGCCAACATCTGGCGCCAGTCGGGCATGGCTGAGGACAAGATCGAGGAGCTGACCCATCAGTACGCCATGCAGCGGGCCTTCAAGCTCACCGTTCCTTACATCCACAACCCTGAGCTGAAATCCCAGATGTCGGTGATGACCCGCAATCTGGCTCCGTTCTGGTTCGCTCAGGAGCAGGCCTATAAGCGCTACGCCCGCACCCTGGCGGTGGCGCCCTGGGGCGTGCGCCAGGCCCAGCTCATCAACTCCGGGCTGGTCCACTCCGGTTTCATTCACACCGATCAGCAGACCGGAGCCGAGTACTTCGTGTACCCGCTCACCTCCATCGCCATGGACGCGGTGACCCGGGTGCTGAGCGCTTTCGGTCAATCGGCCACTCTGCCCATCCAGGCCGGGCTCATCGGCCAGGTGGCCGGGCTCAGCCCCTCCTTCGAGCGGATGGGACTGCCCAACTTCGGGCCTTTCGTGGTCACCCCGCTCAACGGCCTGAAATCGATGGTGCCCCGCACCACCGCTCTGGTGAACACCATGGTGGGCCAACAAGCCGCCAATCAGGGCCTGCTCAAGCCCTTGTTGCCCGGCAACGTGGTGCGAGCCATGGACATCTTCGCTCCCGACGCCCTGGACGGCTCGCAGGCGGCATCGGCGCAGATGCAGGCCATTCAGGCCCTCGAGGCCACCGGGCACGGGATCGGGGCGCCGGCCACCAACAACCGGGGCACCTACAACGGGATCGGCGTCCCAGCTGGGCTGGCCGGTAAGGCCGGCGACTACTTCACCGACGCTCAGGGCAAGCAGTTTGTGATGCAGGGCGATGGCACCTGGCGGGACAACAGCGCCGCGGCCATGGACCAGTACCTCAAGCGGGTGGACAAGTGGACCCGGACCTTCATGCTCATGCGGGCCGTCTTCGGTCTGTCGGGCCCGTCGTCGCCTCAGGTGCAGTTCAATCCCAACAACCTCCACGAGGATCTGCAGCGCTACCTGAACACCAGCGGGATGACCGTCAGCCAGGCCCTGTCCGCTTTCGTCCAGCAGCATCCCGACGCCAGCCCGTACACGGTGTTCCAGACCAAGTCCGGCGACGGGATGCCGGCCCCGGCGGTGGCCCCGGCCATGGCCTGGATGGACTCCCACCAGAGCTTCGTGAGTGCCCACCGCGACGCGGCCAGTTACTTCATCCCCATGCCCGACACCACCGGGAAGTTCGACCTGGCCGCGTACCAGGAGCAAATGGCCGAGGGCTTCCGCATCCGCAAGGACCCCCGCGAGTTCTACAACGACGTCACCTACGCCATGTCGGCCAGCACCTACTTCAACGCCCTGGATAACAAGAACAAGATGCTGGCCAGCGCGGGTGGGTCGAATAAGACCGCCATCAGTCAGGCCTGGACCCAGTGGTCGCAGAACTACATGGCCACCAATCCGCTCTTTGCCGATCAGCTCACCTCATCCAAGGGGCCGTTGGTGAGAGCCCAGATCATGCAGGACGTGGGGGCCGCGCTCAACGACCCCAAGCTGCCCCACACCCCCCAGACGGTGGACATCGCCACCCTCTACGACGGCTGGCACAACTGGCAGGCCATGATCACCACCGGCCCCAACTCGCCTGGGCTCAGCTCGACCATGAAGAGCACCGTCGATCAGCAGTTCGCCATCTGGGCCGAGAGCTTCGTAGCCCAACATCCTGACGTCCAGCCGCTGTACGAGAAGGCCATCAAGCCCAATCTGGTGCCGGTGCTGGACGCCATGGCTAACGCAGGAGGGCAGGCCGCGTAATGGCCGGAGCTACCGGAAACAACACCCCCACCCAGGTCCCCGCTTCTCCTCAGGGGCAGCTGACCCCGCCGGCTGGGTCGCCTATCAACTTCAGCGATCCCAACTCTTTGGGTCTGGGCGCCGTGGGGACTACCACCAGCGGCACCGTTTACGCGCCTGGCGTCACCTCCATGACGCCGTACTCCCTCGGCCAGCTCGAGTCCGAGGCCGGGCAGATCACCATCGGTCCTGACATGGCCGCTTTGCTCAACATTCCCCCGGGGCCTTATTCGATGGCCGACCTCCTGGCCGACTTCAACGCTCTGAGTCAGGACCAAAGGATCCAGCTCCAGAGCCAGCTGGCCGCGGGCGGCTTCTACACCGACTCGGCCGGCCAGCCGATGCCCAATCCGCCCACCTTCGGGGCCCACGACAATCAATCGTTCAACGCCTTCGCCAACGCCCTCATGCAGACGGCCCAGCTCGGTCACACCGCTGACGGCAAGAACACCACCAACACCATCGACTCGGTCATTCAGACCGGCATCCGCTCTGGCCAGGGTCAGGTTGGCAAGGCGGCTGCGCTCAGTCCTTCGGTGGGGGGCGGCCAGACCTACCAGATCGATCTGACCAACCCGGCCGCGGTGCGGGAGTCGGCCACCGGTCTGGCTCAGACTCTTCTTGGTCGTAATCCCACTCAGGACGAGCTGAACAAGATCACCAGCTACGTCCAGGGTCAAGAGACCGCCTTCCAGGGGGCCAAGAACCGGCAGGCCGAGACGGCCCAGCAGGCGGTGTACCAGGCCAACTTGACCGCCAAGCAAGCCCAGAACGCCGCCCAGGTCACTCTGGGCCCGGCCCCCAACGGCCCCTTCAAGGACGTCGGTCAGTGGGCGGCGGCTTTCCTGCAGTACCTGGGCGGCGGGGGTACCAGTTTGGCCACTCCGTCCAACATCGCCATGATCATCGGCTGGGCCAAGGCCAGCGGGAACGGCATGGGTGGCAACAACCCACTCGGGGTCACGCTGGCCGAGCCGGGCAGCCAGCAAACCAAGGGTGGCACTCAACCGTCGACCCAGAGCTACAGCAATCCGGCCGACGGGATGCGGGCCGCGGCTCAGACACTCACCGGCAGCTTCCCTCTCCTCTTGCAGGCCCTGCAGGGCGGGGATGCGTCCAGTCAGCTTGGTCAGAAGGCGATTCAGGACGAGCTGAACAAGTGGAGTTCGGGTGGTTACCGCGACATCACCAGTCAGGTCGCTGGGGCCCAAACCCAGGCCAACGCCGCCGCTCAGCAGTATGGCAATCAGCCCGTTCCGGGCACCGCCCCTCCGTCGCCCTCCGCACCCACCATCCCTACCGGGGCAGTGGGTGGGAGCCAAGAGGCCAAGCTGGCCGGCGCCGCCAACCAGCAACAGCAGGCCGCAGGTCAGCAGGCCGCAGCCGCGGCAGGGCCACAGACCGCGGATCAGCTGGCCGCGAACAACCCGGCGGTGGCGGCCACCTTTGCCGCCGCTCAGCAGAACCCGGACGTGGCTGCCTATCTTCAGGCTGGCTACAACCAGGCTCACGGGATGGGAGCCACGGTGGACCCGGCGGCTACCAGCCTGGGTCAGCAGCCGGTTGCCCCCGGCAGTACCTACATCCCGGCTACCACCCTCACTCAGGTTCAACCGGAAACCCCCGAGCAGCACGCTTATGAGGTCTTCACTACGGGCGCCAACCGCATCGAGTACGGCGCCAACAACTACCTCAACCTGTTCAAGGGCCTGATGTCCCTTATCCAGCAAGGGGGCTTTAAGTAGATGCCGCGCCAGCAACCACTCGACGCTCAAACTCTGAGTCCGGCCATCCAGGCTGCGATAGCCAACGTCGACCCCAACGTGGTGAACGCCGTGATCAGCGTGGCCCAGAGTCTCGGCGTCGACCCCAACCTGGCCTTGGCCACGATGATGGTCGAATCGGGCGGCAACCCCCGAGCGGTGGGCGACGGCGGTACCAGCTTCGGTCTGTTCCAGCTCCACCAAGGTGGCGAGCTGGGCAGCCTCACGCCTCAGCAGGCCATGGATCCGGCCACCAACGCCCGAGTGTCCCTCTCGATATTTGCGAACGTCATGTCGGCCCATCCCAACATCAACCCCGGAACGCTGGCCGCATTGGCCCAGCGCCCGGCCGACGCCCAGGGGTATGCCAACAAGGTCAATCAGGTATTGGGTGGTCAAGGTGGTGTCGTACCCAGTACGGGCGGCGGGGTGCCCGATCCTGGCGTTCAGACTGCACAGACCCAGGCCGGCGGTACTGGCCTGGTTTGGCCGTTCGGGACCGAAGCCTCATCCCAGTTCGAGCGAGTCGATCAGGGCTGGGATCTGCAGTCCACCGCGGGCGCTCCGGTGTATGCCATCGCAGCGGGGACCATCGGCAAGGCCAACGCCGATCCGGGCGGGTTCGGCAACGACTACCCCTTCGAGACTCTGGCCGCGGCCCCCCAGGGAGCGCCGTCGAACACCGTCTACTACGGGCACATCCACGTCATTCCCTCCCTGATCGGCCAGCAGGTCCAAGCTGGCCAGGTCATCGGCTACACCAATACCACCCAGGGCCAGAATGGGTCTGCGGCCCCGCCCGGTTGGCTCGAGATCGGCTTCGCTGAGCCGGGCACTGGGGCCCCGGTGCAGCGGGGTGCTGAGGGGTCCTCCACCGGGGCTGGGCAGGCCATGAAGAGCCTGCTGCTCGGGGCGTCGGTACCGGCTGGCACCGACGCTGCCACCGGAGGCCCCGCCCCCGGTGCCGGCAGTTCGACGGCCGGGGGTCCTCCGACCTGGAACGGTCAGCCCCTCACCATGGCCGACGTCCCCTCGGTGGACGCCTACATCCGGGCCAACTGGCCCTCCTTCGCCTGGCTGCTCACCATCCCCGAGGTCAAGCAGCAGCTCGAGCAGGGGGCGGTCAAGGGCTGGGACACCGACCGCACCATGGCCGGAATCGAGCAGACCCAGTGGTGGCAGACCACGTCGAACGCGTACCGCCAGTATGCGGCCGACAAGGCCCAGAACCCGGGCGACTACACCTTCACCACCCCCGGCTCCAAGGCCTCCCAGCAGTACGCCCACATCATTGACCTGGCCACCAAGGCCGGGGTGAACCTCACCCCCGCCCAGGCCCAGCAGCTCGCCACGAACTCTTTGATGTACGGCTGGACCGACGAGCAGACCCAGGCCGCGGTGGGGGCCGCGGTCAATCCCAGTACCGGAGCCAACGCCCAATCGGTGATGCAACAGGTCAACGGGGCCGCGGGCGAGCAGTTCCAGAAGCTCAGCCCCCAGGTGGCAGCCTCCTGGGCTCAGAACATTGCCGGCGGCACCCAGACCCTGGACCAGCTCAAAGCCCAGATGGCCTCCGACGCGGCCAGCAAGTGGACCGGTTACGGCCCTCAGCTGCAGCAGGGCATGACCATGAACCAGTTGACCAACGGCCTGCGCCAGAACGCGGCGACGACCATGGAGGTCGACCCCACCACGGTTGATTTCGTCAACAACCCCATGTACTCCAAGGTGCTCGACTACGTGCCGGCTAACTCGCCCAACGGGGTGCACCGGGTGATGACCCAGTCAGAGATGGACGCCTACCTCAAGTCCCAATCGCAGTGGGACACCACGCAACAGGCCCGGGATCAGTCGGCCGCGTTGGCTACCACCCTGACCCAAGCCTTCGGGAAGATGGGATAGCCGATGGCCACCAAAGCCGCCCCGAAGCCCAAGGCCGCTCCCAAGCCACCGCCCTTCAACGCCTACGCAGGACGGGAACAGCAGCTCTACGCCGAGCTGACCCAGATGATCGGGGCCTGGTCCAAGTCCACCGGGGTGCCGGCTCCCAGTGCGGCCCAGATCGCAGCGTGGGAGAAGCAGTACGGCGGCACTCTCCAGGGGCAGTTCAATACCGAGTCGGCCAACATCGGCTACTACGCGGGCCGGGACAAGGGGCTCCCCAGGACTACCCGGCCCGAAATCATCGCCGCGGCCCAGAGGGATCCCCGCTGGGCTGGGCTGGACGCCTTCGGCCGGGCCGAGCTGGAGCAGATGTACAACCTCCAGCAGTCGGGCTACGCCGGAGAGATGGCCGGGCTCAACGCCCCCATGGTCCCGTTGGGCCGGCCTCCGGCCACCACCAGGGTTGGGGCCCCGGCCAACGGCATGACCTCGACCCAGGCCAACGCCTGGGCCATCCTGCAGACCACCTTGCAGCAGTACCAGTTCACCGCGGCCCAAGTCCAGGGGTTGGTGGCGTGGGCCAAGAACGAGATCATCAAGGGCAACGGCCCCGATCAGATCATGCTTGATCTCCAGCAGACCGCCCAGTTCAAGCAGCGCTTCCCGGCCATCGGGATCCTGGCCGGCCAGGGGGTGGCCATCACCCCCTCCGAATACCTGTCGGCCGAAAAGTCCTACGCCGCGACTGAACATCAGTACGGCATCCCGGTCAACTTCGCCTCCTACGACGCTCTTATCGCCAACCAAGTGTCACCGTCGGAGTACCAGGCCCGCCTGCAGCAGGGTTACCAGGCTGTGGCCCAGGCCGACCCCACCGTGGTGAAGGCCTTCCAGGACTACTACGGAGTGACTCAGGGTCAGCTGGCTGCCTACTTCCTCGACCCCAAGTCTCAGGAGCCCACCCTCATCCATAAGGCGGTGGCAGCCCAGATCGGCGGGGCGGCAGCCATGTCCGGGTTCCATGTGGCCGGCGGGCCCACCACCCCCGAGGGCATCACCGCCGACCAGGCCATGCGTCTGGCTCAGATGAACGTGACCCAGGCTCAGGCCCAGGCCGGGTTCCAGAAGCTCGGCACCGAGGGCCAGCTCTACAACCCGCTGCCCGGCGCCGGCCACGTCGGCAACGCCCTCACCGCCGACCAGCTCCTCAATGCCCAGTTCGGCTCCGACGCCCAGACTCAGCTCGAGCTGCAGAATCAGGCTGCCTTCGCTACCGGCACCACCCGCCAGGGTGGGACGGCCGGTCAGACCCAGACCGGCTCCACCGGGCTCGGGCCTCTGCAGCGCTAGATCGTGCCGCGCCACTACACGGACCGCTGGGAAAGGGGGGCCCGTGGCGGTAGTGCTATCCGGTCGGGTCGGATCGCGGCCCTTGCCAGCCGGGCTGGACTGGGGTTACTCTGACCTTCAGACGTGAGCCCCATGGGCCGTCTGGTGCCGGTCCTGCTCCCGAGCGACAGGACTGTGGGATACCTCAGCTCGTTGACGTGACTCCGTAGAAGCCCGGCTCCGGTTCATCACGCTTCATTCGCCTCCGGGCCCCCGCATCGCGTCCTCCGCGTGATGTCGTGAAAGGACCTGGAGTTGACCGACACTGATTCCGGCTTCGACCCTGAGGATTACGAGGGTGTCGAAGAGAAGATGGCAACCCTGCCTCGACGAGAGGTTCGCCGTCTCGAGCGAGACCGCAAACAACTGGCTGACACCCGGGCCCAGCTGGACCAGGCCCAACGACAGCTGGCTTTCGCCCAGGCGGGCATCGACGTCAATGACCCCGCCGCGATCTATTTCCTCAAGGCGTACGAGGGTGACCTCGAGCCCGAGGCCATCCGTACCGCCGCCGCCCTGGCCCGGCTTCTGCCCGGATCGGGGGGGGCGACCTCTGCCGAGCGAGCCGGCCACGAGATGTTGAGCCAGACCGCAGCCGGTGGCAGCCACCCTTCCGAGGAGGACGAAGTGGCCCGCCAGCTGAACGACGTATCGAAGATGAACTGGCGTAACGGAGACGAGGCGCAGCGGGAGATCATGCGGATCGTGGAGGCCAACCAGATCAAGTTGCGAGCCCCGAACCTTTGACCTAACCGAGGTATCCCATGGCCCTGACCGTTCAGGCGTCCACCGACTTCGCTCAGAAGGCTTACGAGCTGATGGCGTTCTACGCCCTCCGCCCGGAGCTGTACTTCGACGCGGTGGCCGATGTGCGCCCCACCAATCAATCCCAGCCCGGCTCGTCGGTGCAGTTCACCATCACCGCCGATCTCGTGGAGGCCATCACGCCCCTGAGCGAGACGGTCGACGTGACCCCGCAGGTGCTGTCCGACTCCACCGTGCTGGTCACCCTGCTCGAGTACGGCAACGCCGTCACCACCACCGCCCTGGCTCGAGGGACATCCTTCGTCGACCTCGACCCGGTGGTGGCCAACATCGTCGGCTTCAACGCCGGCAAGACCGTCGACACCCTGGCCCGCAACGTGCTGACGGCCGGCACCAACGTGGCCTACGCCGTCGGTGACGGCTCCAATGTGGCCACCAGCCGGATCACCGTCGGGGTGAAGAACACTCTGGTGGCCGCCGATGTCCGGTCCGCTCGGGCCGCTCTGGTGCGCAACAACGTGCCCAACATCGGTGGGTACTACATGGGCTTCATCCACCCGGATTCGGCCTTCGACCTGCGCGGCCAGACTGGCACCGCCACCTGGAACGAGCCCCACGCCTACTCCGCTCCTGACCAGATCTGGTCCGGGGAGATCGGGTCGTTCAGCGGGGTCCGTTTCATCGAGACCCCTCGAGGCCAGATCTTTGCTGACGCTGGTGGTAGCCCGCCGGGTACCGCCTCCAATGTCGACGTCTACGCCACGCTGTTCATGGGCCGACAGGCTCTGGCCAAGGCCTACAGCTACGTGGACGGCAACGGCGAGCGCCCCCTGGTGGTCCCCGGGCCCGTGACCGACGCCCTGCGCCGGTTCGTGCCCATCGGCTGGTACCAGCTGGTCGGCTACGGCCTGTTCCGTCAGCTCTCGGTCCTGCGGATCGAGGGCGCTTCTACGCTCGGCCTGAACACGGTCGCCGGCTCGCACTGATGGCCAAGACCGCGTCGAAGGAAACCGAGGTCGCTGCCAGCGGGGTGAGTATCTCCCCGCTGGTGGCCTACCAGGCCGGGACGATCAGTCTCGACGGAGGCCCAGCCGACACCGACGTGCTCTTCAGCGTGGCCATGCCCGAGGGTGGGGCCAACGAGACGACGGTGCACACCGACGACGCCGGCCACGCCGAGATGGAGATCGTCCCCAACAGCCTGGGCACGCTCAGTGTGGCCGTGACCCAGACCACCATCAATGTGATCGGCAGTGCCGAGATGGCCGTGGTGGGCAGCGTGGCCCCGCCACCGTTGGCGCTCGAGGGGCTCGACCCGGGCAGCTACGAGTGCGGCCCGCCTGAGAACTTCACCCTGCTCATCAACGGGACCGGCTTCGACATCAACACCCGGGCCAGCTTCGGCATCTTCTCCCAAGAGGAGGCCGACGAGGGCCTGGGCGAGGTGGGAGCCCCCAAGTGGGAGCTGGGTACTCGCTTCGTGTCGAGTACCCAGCTGGCCCTGCCCATCAGCGCCGGTCAGTTCCCGGGCCCTGACCCGGATATCCCGGTGTCGGTGGGCCAACCCGACGGCGACGTGGCCGGCCCGGTCAGCTTCGCCTTCACGCCCCCGGCTCCGCCCGATCCCGTGGGGCCCCAGCCAGAAACACAACAGGAGGAAACGGATGGCTAATCGAGGATGGACCTCTGGTGGTGGCGGCGGCGAGCAGGTCAGCTCGACCGCCCGGACCAGCGGCGACGGGACCGACTGCAGCGAGGCCGACGCCTTCCTGGCCGGATCGTCTCTGGCCGGCCACGGCGTCGATGACAACGACATGGGGGCGCGCTCCGATCTGTTCGAGCCGCCGGGGCAGCTGTCGAGTAGCTGATGGCTGACCTGTCGGCTGCGGCCCGCAAGAAGATCCCGGCGTCCAAGTTCGGCATCCCGGGCAAGGCCGGCACGGCTGCGGCCAAGGCGAAGTCGGGGAACTACCCGATGCCTGACCGCAGCCATGCGGCCAACGCCAAGGCCCGAGCCAGCCAGGCCGTCAAGGCCGGGCGCATGTCGTCGGGTACCCAGGCGAAGATCAACGCCAAGGCCAACAAAGTCCTGGGCAAGAAGAAAGCGACCAAGTGAATGCCCAAGATCAACGATCCCGACCATGACACCGATGGGGGCCGGCGCGCTTCGATGTGCGCCTGCCCGGCGCCCACCACGTTGGCCGACCAGCTGGCCGGGAACCTGGGGGTCAACATGCCCACCGGTCCCGACGGCGCCCCGGTGGACATCCCGGTGCACTACCCGATAGGGGGCAACGCCGGCATCGACAACGACAACGACTCCGACGACTTCGGCTGGGGTCCCTACCAGCAGTCAGGAGCCATCACCTCGTCCTCGGGGCCCTGATGCCCACGTTCACGCCCCCGGCCACCGAGATCACCGGGACCATCCCGGCCTGGGCGGTGAAGAAGACCGATCCGAAGTATCGGCTCATGGCCTACTTCCAGCCCTACCCCCGGGGCGTGAACGTCTACAAGATGGCCGACGGCACCTACATGCGCGACGACCTGCAGGTGATCTGGCCCGCTACGCCCGAGGTGCCCAACGATTGCATCGCCTCGAGCTGGGGCTTCAGCGGGGCTCCCATCATCGTGGGGATCGACAACCCGGTGGTGCTCGTTTACTACTCCGCTCACTCCTATCCAATCGATCAGGCCGAGGCTGACGCGCTCACCGCGGCCGGTTACGGGGCCTACATCACATGAGCGACCACGATCCCGAATGCGATTGCTACCGGTGCAAGCTGCGCTCGGTCCAGTTCGGACCGGTCATCACTCCGTCCCCGCAGACTCTGATGGAGAGACGCTGGGACAAGGATATGCCGGCCTACGCCCGGCTGCGCCGTGACGGCCTGCAGCCCCGCGGCATCGATGGCTCGGCCCGGCTCGAGGCCACCGCCAGCTCCCAGATGGAAATCGAGCTGGGCCACCTCATCGCCCCCGAGCACTACCAACAGGTGATCGAGACCAACGAGGCGGTGCAGCAGACGGGGTGGGAGCCCAAGGACTCGGTGGACGACATGAAGGACAAGTACCTGCGGTGAGCGTGGAATGGGGGCACCGATGACCACTCTGGACTACCTGGTCAACGAGGTCACCAGCCGGGCCCTGTCGGGCATGCGGGAGGAGATCTCTCCTCTCGGCGCTGACATGGACACCAACACTGACATCGTCTCCCTGCCCCCCGGGATCCCCCGCCGGTCCATGGAGGCGGGAGCCACTCTGCAGATCGGCTACGAGCTGATGCGGATCAACTCCACCCCCACTCCCGATCAGCTCCAGGTGGCCCGAGCCATTCTCAACTCGGTCATCGCCCCTCATAGCGCAGGCGACGACGTCATCGTCAACCCTCGCTTCCCGGCCGTGGACGTGGTGTCGGCCATCAATCAGGACATCGACGACCTGTCGGCTCCCACCAACGGCCTGTTCAACATGAGGACCACCGTCTTCATCTACAACCCGGCCATCATCGGCTACGACTTCGGCATCCCCGCCAGTGAGATCCTCGAGGCCTGGGAGGTGCGAGCCGCCGACTACGGAGCCCAACGCTCCTGGCCTTTGATCGTGCCCAGCCAATGGAAGCTGGACCGGGGCGCCGATCCCAACGTCTTCCCCTCCGGGGTGTCGATGAAGATCTACGGCGGGGCCTTCCCGGGTCGACCCATCCGGGTCCAGTACAAGGCGCCCTACGACACCCCTCTGATCGACCCCACCGACGACGTGGAGTTGACCACCGGCCTGCAACCCCAGGCCCACGACATCCCGGTGCTGGGGGCCACCTACCGGCTCATGCAGTTCCGAGAGCTGAAGCGGTCTTTCACCGAGGCCCAGGGCGAACCCCGCCGGGCCGCAGAGGTTCCGGTGGGCTCGAGTCTCACGGCCATGAAGGGCATTCAGGCCCACCGCACCGACCGCATCGCGGCGGAACGGGAGCGGCTCAACAAGACCTGGGCTCGAGCCCGCCGCTAGTGCCCATCGACCTTCGCGACGCGCCCTACTACGGGCACGGGCCCTCCGAGGTCGCCTACTTCGGAGGCAGCTCGAGCACCACCGAGCTGGTGCCGTGGGTCTACCACTGTTCCATCGACGGCCGGCCCTACATGGTCGACTTCAGCCAGCCCTTCTACCGCCAGTACCGCCGCCAGCTGGCCCAGGTGATCAGAACCCAGGCCGACACTTCGACCGACCCGGGCGAGCAGACCATGGACCCCAACTCCATGTGGCGCCGCTCCTTCGAGGACTGGGGGATGGGCTTCGACCAGCGCTACCTGGACCGCCACGACAGCCAGTCCAACCGGTACTGGCAATCCAAGGGCGTCGACACCCTGACCACCAAGTGGCAGCTGTCCCTGCTGCCCGACGTCAAGCTGATCAAAGCCAGCACCAACGGCAATCTGAAGCTGCGGGAGGCCAACGGCTTCCTGTACCTGGTGGACGGGCAGACCGTCTCCTACACCCCCATCGCCAACCCGGGCGCGGCCTGGACCCCGGTGACCGGTCTGCCGGCGGTGACCATCAGCTCGATGGCCACCGACGGCTACAACGTCTGGTTCGCCTGCGGGGCCAGCGGCATCTACCACCATGTGGCCGGCAGCGCCGCAGCCGCCGATCAGTACGTGACCGGGGCCATCGGCACGGCCGCCGTGGTCAGCTACATGAACGCCCGGCTGATGGTGGCCGACGGCCCTCACATCTACAACATCATCGCCGCCGACGCGGCTCTGCCCGCACCGCTGTTCACCGCCGGCAATCCGGCCTTCGTGTTCACCACCTTCGCTGAAGGCAACGACGCCATCTACGTGGCCGGCAACCAGGGCGACCGCAGCTACATCTACGGCATGACCGTCACCTCGGACGGCCTGACCCTGGGCGCTCCCATCGTGCAGGGTCAGGTCGACCCGGGCGAAGTGATCTACGCCATGTACGGCTACTTCGGGTTCCTGATGGTGGGCACCAACTTCGGGGCCCGGATGTGCTCCACCGACGCCTCCGGGGCCGTCAGCCTGGGCACGCTCATCCCCACCCCCAATCCGGTGCGGACCTTCATCGGCTGGAACCGGTTCGTGTACTTCGACTGGACTGCCTACGACTCGGTCTCCACCGGGATCGGCCGCATGGACATCCAAAACCACGTCATACCCGGCCTGCTGCCCGCCGTGGCCTCCGATCTCATGGCCCCCGGCGGTGCCACCGTCACCTCGGTGTGGGCCTTCTCGCCCAACTACGTGGCCTTCACCGTGGCCGGGGTGGGCGCCTACCTCAACGATACCGCCCACCTGGTGCCGTCGGGCTCAGTCCAATCGGGCTACATCCTCTACGACCTCACCGATCCCAAGACCGCGGCCCAGCTCGACGTGGGCGGTCCCATCCACGCCGGCAGCTACTCGGCGGCGGTCTCGACCGACGGCGGCAGCTTCGTCGTCATCGGCACCCACGTTGCCGGCCATCCCGAGCCGGTCACCTTCGGGGTGGGGCCGCGCACCGGGCAGAGCTTCGAGGTGCTCTTCACCTTGAACCGGGACGCCACCAATCCCAACACCGGTCCGGTGGTGACCCGCTGGACATTGCGCTCCTACCCGGCCCCCCACCGACCTCTGACCTGGCAGCTGCCCCTCATCCTCAACGAGGTGGTGGCCAACGTCACCGACGGCGAGGACAGCTTCGACCCCCTGGTGGAACTGGTGACTCTCGAGTCCATCGCCAACCTGGGCGAGATGGTGTCCTTCCAGGAGGGCCCCTACAGCTACCAGGTCTTCCTCACCGACGTCAGCTTCTACCCCGACTACCCCACTCGGGACCACCACTTCTTCAACGGCATCGCCCTGGTCACCCTGCAGGGCTTACCTCCGAGTGGAGGCGCGACCACATGACATTGCAGCGCATGGATCACTCCGGGGGCGCGGTACAGAGCGCTCTGTCCAGCGGCCTGACCCCCACCTCCTCGGCCATCACTCTGACGGTATTCGGGGGTTGGCCCACGGGAGCGGTGGGCCCATTCATGATCGTGGTCGACCCCGGTACGACCAGCGAGGAAAAGATCCTGTGCGCCACCCAGGCCTCAGGCAACATCGCGGTGGCGTCAGGCGGTCGGGGCCAAGACACCACGGTGGCCACCTCCCACAACGCCGGAGCCATCGTCGAGCACTGCCTGGGCGCCATCGAGGTCGACGACGACAACGCCCACATCTACGACACCACCCGTGACGACCCCTCTCACGTCAAGTACGCCCGGACCGACGGCAGCCGCCACTTCACCGGAACGGTCACCCTTGATTCCGGTCTCATCGTCACCGGCTCAACCAATCTCAACGGCGGGGCCAGTGTGGGCGGGAATCTGACCACCAGCGGGATCTCCACCGCCCAGGCTTTCAATCCCACCGGTTTGGTGGGAGCGGCCAACTCCAGCCGCTACGTGGGCGCTACGGCCGGTGGAGCCCCGACGGCGGGCCCGTTCGCGGTGGGGGACTTCGTCATCGACCGACTGGGTCTGATCTGGATCTGTACCACCGCCGGCACACCGGGTACCTGGGCTCCGGTCGGTAGCGGGGCTGGGGCCCTCCCGCCTCCGGTCACCTCTGGGACCACGATTCAGAGTTTCACCGACGCGTCGGGCGAGGTGTGGGTGGCCAAGAACGGCGTCAACGGGGGAGCGTGGAAGAAGGCCCGGGATGTGCTGCACGCTCGCTGGGCTCGTGCAGCCGCCATGACCCTCACCCCTACTGGTCAAACCGTTGTATGGGATACCGTCAACCGCGATCCTTACGGGCTCTACTCGGGCGGCGGGAACTTTACGGCACCGGTTGCCGGGGTCTATCAGATGACCAGCCAGATTGCAGCAGGTACGAACGCCATCAATGCGTACGTTCAGGTGACGCTTGCCTTGTCAGGCGTCAGCACCACTCAGATGACGGTCTATGCACCGGGGACGTCCGCCACATCGGTTCGGAGCGAGGACCGCTATTACTTTAACGCTGGCGACACCTTCAGGGCCAGTGCTGCCACTTCCGCAAGTTACAGCCTGGTGGCGGCCGGGTACGCCACGTATGCGCTGTTCGACTATCTCGGTACCGGATAAGGGAGACCACAATGAGCTACCAATCCCAGGCCCAGCTCGAAGCCGACTACTGGTTCCAGCAGCGCAACCGGTCGGTGTGCATCCAGCAGGCCGACATTTACAAGGACGATGCCCGCCCCGACTTCGTGGCCCTGGCGAATGCGGTCATGCGCGACGACGCCGGGCCGGGCGCGACGTTCAATCGGTTGGCTGCGGGCGGGCCGGGCGTGGCAGACAAGGCCGACATCGGCAATGGTGAGATCGACTCGGCTTTGGTCACTGACGGCGACCTCCTATCGCTAACCCAGGCCAACTGGCCGGTGGTGGCCGGCCTGTACTTCGACTCGACCGGCGCCCCCATCCCAGGAGCCTGACCGTGTGGAAGCAATCCGAGATCGTCATCCTGCTGATCGAGGTGGGGATCATCTCCGTCTACGCCCTGATCGCCATCATCGCCCGCCGACCCTGAAGGAGCATCGTGACCCCCACCGAACCCGGGCCCGAGCCCGACGACGACGACACGGGCGAGTGGCCCGCACCGCAGCCCGATCCCGAAGAAGAGCCGAACGAAACCACCGAAGGTCTGCTGCCCACCCTGGAGCGCATCCAGACCATGGACCGGGAGGATCTGATTGATCTGCGGGACCGGGTGGTGTACTGGACCGGCCCGTTCGTCCTGCGCTTCCGCCAGCGGGTAGCGGAGCGATTGGCGTCGTAATGGCGCTGACCCGGGTCAGCATCCCGTCACCGAACTACTCGTCGCGGGGTGGCACGGCGGTGAGGCTGATCGTCTGCCATACCGCCCAGGGGGCGACCAGCTACCAGTCGTTGGGCTCCTACTTCCAAAGCCCGGCGGCGGGGGTCTCCAGCCACACCGGCATCGACGACACCCCGGGGGTGGTGGGCGAGTACGTGCCCCGCTCGGGGTCCGCCTGGACCCAGGGCAACGCCAATCCCTACAGCGTGGCCGCCGAGCTGTGCGCTT